TTATGGGAACACGATACAAAAGAAGTAGTATGGTCAACTCTAAAATATATAAGTGATAATTTAATTAAATATAAAGATGCTAAGAATCTGTATGACTTTAATGATTTAGTGGATCTTACAATTAAATCTAAAGACAAAGAAAACTTTCCTACATTCAAAGCAGTATTTATTGATGAAGCTCAGGATCTATCACCATTACAATGGAAACTATTTGATGTGTTTAAAGAAAAATCAGAAGACATCTATTTAGCAGGTGATGATGACCAAGCTATATTCGTATGGGCTGGTGCAGATGTAGAAAGATTTATTAAAGAACCGGCTAAAGAAAGGGTCCTAAAGTACTCAAAACGTGTGTCTAGAACCGTCCAGGAGGAGTCTCAGAAGCCAATTGAGAAGATTATGGGTATAAGGAAGGAAAAACACTATTTACCACGAGATTACGAGGGAGAATCATTTACGATAGGTAACCTGAGTCAAGTAGATTTGACTAAAGGTAAGTGGTTAATTTTAAGTAGAACTATATCTAGACAAGTAAAGATAGCTGAAGAATTAAAACGTAAAGATTTATTTTATGAAACGAATAAAGGTAAAAGTTTTTCAGTGACCATGTACAAAGCTGCAATGCAATACGAGTCTTGGACCAGGCATCAGGAATTAGAAGATAGAATTATAAAAGATATAAAAGAATACACAGGTGATGTTGAATGGAATCGAAATAAAGATTGGTTTGATGCATTTGTTGAAGCAGATGAAAAAGAAAAATTATATATAAAAAACATGTTGGACAATGGAGAAAATTTAAATACTGATGCTAGAATATGGCTATCCACAATACACGCAGCAAAAGGTGGAGAAGAAGATAACGTAATTTTATGTTTAGATATGGGAAAGAAAATTCTTAAATCTATTAAACGTAGTCAAGAGAAAAATGATGAAGAACATAGAGTCTGGTATGTAGGAACCACAAGAGCAAGAAATAACCTATATAAACTAAAAGCAAAAATAAAACGAACAGGATATCAATTATGAGAATAATAACATCAGATATATTTATAACAATTACACTAACTTTTTTTATAATCAACATAATGGAGGTATTAAAATGACACACAAAGATATATTTAAGGATTCATTTCCACAAGATAAGCAAATAGGCGGGAGTCACTACAAAGACTTTCACATTCAACCCTATGAGTTTATATCAAAGAATGATCTTTCATTTTTCCAGGGCAACGTAATTAAATATGTTTGCAGATATAAAAACAAAGCAGGCATACAGGATCTTGAAAAGATAATTCATTATTGTGAATTAGAAATAAAGACAATGAAGGATATGAAAAAAAAGTGAGAGATAAAGAATTACAGTTAAATATATTTACAGGAGAAATAGATGTTATTTCTCCAACAGAGAAAGGTGTAAAGTATTGCAACACATGTAAGAAAGATTTACCTGTAGAAAAATTTGGTTATTGGTGGTCAGCTTCTTATGGTAAAGAAAAAAGAAATGGCTCATGTAAAGAGTGTATGAGAGAAAGTAATGCGTTAATAAAAAAATTAAAATTTAGTGCACCACCTAAACCAGATGAATGTTCCTGCTGTGGTATTACAGTTAATGAACTAAAAAGAAGAGGAGACAATAGAGAATATGGTGGATTTCAATTAGACCACGACCACGAAACTAAAAAATTTAGAGGATGGATTTGTCATTTATGTAATCAAGGTATAGGTAAACTTGGAGATAACCTAGAAGGTTTATGTAAGGCTGCTCTTTATTTATCTGAAAATAATGTTAATGTAATAGTAGAAATTTTAAATAAATTAAAGAAATGATTATACCACAAACAGAATGGTTAGCACCAACAGAGTATCCTGATTTAAGATCAGCTAATGAAATTGCAATCGACTTAGAGACACGTGATCCAGACTTAAAGAAACTGGGTTCAGGGGCCATTATAGGTAATGGTGAAGTTGTAGGTATAGCTGTTGCTGTTGATGGTTGGAAAGGTTACTTTCCTATCGCTCATGAGATTGGTCCAAACTTAGATCGTACAAAAGTTTTATCTTGGTTTAAAGATGTATGTGAATCACCAGCTACAAAAATATTTCATAACGCAATGTATGATGTATGTTGGATACGTAATTTGGGTATAAAAATCAATGGTTTAGTGGTAGATACCATGATTGCAGCATCATTAATTGATGAGAATAGATTTTCATATACACTCAATACAATGTCATGGACTTATCTAAACAAAGGTAAGAATGAATCAAGACTAATAGAAGCTGCGAAAGAAAGAGGACTAGATGCAAAAGCAGATATGTGGAGATTACCTGCAATGGAAGTTGGATCTTATGCTGAAGCGGATGCTGAACTTACTTTAGAACTTTGGCAAAAATTTAAAAAAATAATTATTGAAGATGATTTACAAGATGTATTTAATCTTGAGACAGATCTGTTTCCTTGTCTGGTTGATATGCGCTTCCTAGGGGTGCGGGTAGATGTCGAGAAAGCCAATCAATTGAAAACAGCACTGGCAATAAAAGAACAAAACCTAATACAACAAATAAAAATAGAAACAGGAGTAGAAGTTCAGTTAATGGCAGCAAGAAGTATTGCTCCACTTTTCGATAAATTAAATTTACCTTATTCAAGAACTGAGAAATCTGATGAGCCATCATTTACTAAAAACTTTCTTGTTACACATAAACATCCTGTAGTACGTATGATAGCAGAAGCAAGAAAAATAAACAAGGTTAGAACAACATTTATTGATTCAATAATTAAACATGAACACAAAGGTAGAATACACGCAGACATCAATCAAATACGATCGGATGATGGGGGAACTGTTACAGGAAGATTTAGTTATTCTAATCCAAATTTACAACAGATTCCAGCACGTGATCCAGATACAGGACCATTGATAAGAAGTTTATTTATACCTGAGGAAGGTTGCAAGTGGGGTACGTTTGACTACTCGCAACAGGAACCAAGATTGGTTGCACACTACTCACTAAAGTTTGAATTACCTTCTGTAAATGATATTGCAGATTCATATGAGAATGATCCTTCAACAGACTTTCACAAAATTGTAGCTGAGATGGCAGAAATACCTAGATCACAAGCTAAAACAATTAACTTAGGTTTGTTCTATGGAATGGGTAAAGCAAAACTAATGAATGAATTAGATTTAACAAAAGACAAAGCTGATGAGTTATTTAAAAAGTATCATGGTAGAGCACCATTTGTAAAACAACTGATGAATAAAGTTATGAATGCTGCATTAAACAAAGGACAAATAAAAACATTACTTGGTAGACGTTGTAGATTTCCTAAATATGAACCTATATTAAATGGTAGTGACTGGGGTAAATATATACCACCAGAAGACGAAGAACGTATGAAAGAATTACAAGAGATGGGTCCAATACTAAAAGACTTTGAAGGTAATGTTATTAAAGACAAAGATGGTAAGCCAAAGAAAAACTATTGGCATAAGAATCCAACACGTAGAGCTTTTACATACAAAGCATTAAATAAATTAATTCAAGGTAGTGCTGCTGATATGACAAAAAGAGCAATGGTAGATTTATATAAAAATGGATATTTATCACACATACAGATTCATGATGAATTAGACTTTTCTATTGAATCAGAAGATCAAGCTAAAAAAATAAAAAACATTATGGAAAATGCAGTTGACTTAGAAGTACCTAATAAAGTAGACTACGAATCCGGTCCTAATTGGGGAGAAATAAAGTAATGTACTATGGCTTATTTAAATGCTAACATACCGCCGATTTATTGTAAAATAAGAAGGGAGTATCTCTATGATCTTAAAAAAAATAAAGAACAGTCTAGTGACTGTGTTATCTTTGGTCTTAGCTCTATTTCAGGTCGTGCAATCTTATTCCATTGCATGTTACCAAATGGTGCGGTCTTTTATAGACTACCTATTTCAGCATTCTTTCAAAAAGAGTTTGAAAGAAAAGACGTGCCTGATATGCGATTGGATCAACTCGAACTGTGGAACTGCTTTAGTTATTATCCTAGTGTCCATTGTTTTGATTGGTTGGCTGGTATAGACGGCAAGTATTTAGGCAAAAATAAAAAATTTTACGAAGGCCAGTATTTATTTACTATTGACTGGGCTCATCCAGAGACTAATATACTAAACACGGAACATTCAGAAATTCCGCAAGAGCACAAGTGTGCACACATATTAGCGTTGAAAAACGGTAATTATGCAGCGCAGCCAAACAACAGGATCATTTGGCATGTGAATAGTTATACAACAGATAATGATTGGCCGGACTATAGCGTACAAACTACGTACTGGGACTGCGAAGGATCTGATTGGGTAACAGAAGATTCTGATAAAATGTTTTATGATATTGAGGAGAAAAAATGAGTCTAAATATATGTATCGACTGTAACTTTGAAAAGAAAAAGTGTCAGTGTGTTGTACCAACTAAAAAAATAAGTTGGTGGAGAAAAATTTTAAATTGGTTTAGATAATGAATCTAGCAGATTTGTTAAAAAAAAATATAGTAATGGTTCCAGTCGTGGCTTCGGTCTTGGTTGGAACTTTTACAGGTGTCCGTTATATTGTTAATCTTACAGACACTATTAATTCAAATCAGCAAGAAATTGTAGATCTAACAAAAGATCTTGAACAAGCACAAAAAAATATTACAGACCAGAATACAAGACTATCTTCTGCTGAAGCGACATGGCAGATGGCAGAAAATTTATATAGACAACTTGCAGATCAAGTAAGAGAACACGATTACGATATCAAGGATTTAAATAGGTAATGTATGGAGGTTCTCAGGATGAATTATTACTTCACAGGCATAATAATTATTTTATTTGTTCTGTTATCTTTTATAGAACCTGCATATCCTAGAAATGAGTATCTCAATGACGGTACTAATACTTGTAGTACTGGTGACGTTAGCTTATCAATCCAACAAAGAGACTCGGAAAATAGGTATCGACACTATGATTCTACTAATAATTATAATAGCCCTTCTGATGATAAGTCGGTAAGTTTAACCTGGAGGCACTATTTAGGTTCAGCTTGCACAAAAGAATTTAGAGCAGTTCAAACAGAAAATGCACAATTAAAGCAACAACTAGAACTGATGAAAATGTGTGGAAAAGTAAATAAAAACCCCACAATTGCACGTAATCCTAACTTCCAATTGCTAGTATCAAAATGCTCTGGTATAATCATTCCTGAAAACAAAAAACCTAAAGGAAGTCTTTGGGATGATTTAAAAGATGGTTATAAAAAAGAAAATCCTGATATCAAACTTATGGGTGATAAATTTATAGGACCAAAAGATGAGCAATAAACCATTAAACATCGGAGAAGAGGCACGAGTGCAGATGCCTATGAAGACGGTTGCTAGTCTAATTTTTTTAGTAGCAATGGGCGTATTCGCATACACAGAGCTGACAGCAAGGTTAGTATCATTAGAGACATCAAGAGAATTATTTGAAAATGATTTACTTAAAAAATCTGAACAAGTCCCTACAGATCAAGAGCAACATTTTTTATTAGAAGATTTGTACAAGACCGTTGAGAAATTACAGTCTACTCAAGAAATGAATATGACAAACAAAGTTAATATAGAATTTTTAAAAACACAATTAGACAAAGCATTGGAAGATGTTGAAGAATTAAAAGATAAGGTAAGAGCAAATGGAAACGGTCATCAGTAGTGTAGTCGCACTTTGTATGTTTATAGGTGGTGTTCTCACAGAACATAGAATACAGCCTGCAATGTCAGATTGTTTGAAAGGAAAAAGGGTTGCGGAACGTACAGCAAATGATAATATTCAGTACAAATGCGGAAAAGTAAAAGTTGAACTTGAAGAAAATATCGACGGATCTAAAGCAATTAAAAAAATTATACAAGAATGAAAAAATGTACTAAATGTAAAAAAGAATTCGAACCAAAGGACGAATTAGATATGTTTTGCAGCCAGAACTGCAAAGAAGAAGCACTCGCAGACCTTGACAAAGACAGCGATGAGTGTTTAAGTTGTCAATAATGAAAGTATCAGCAGAAGTAGTAAAAGGTATCTGTCCAACATGTGAGGAAGATACTATGTTAGTGGGACTTACAAGCGAATTGTATAGATGTATGAATTGTGGATCAGACCTACAACAACACGTTAATGGTAAAATAAGTTATCTACCTGTCATTGCAACACCTTCGGACAAAAACGTCCAACCTTTTGTAAAAGAATGGAAAGATGGCTAAACAAAGTTTTAAATTCTTCAC